GTGCAAGATTGTCTCAACCTCTTTGGGAGACTGGAGCTGCTTTACGTCAGTCACCAGTGCTTTGGGGTTCATGGGAAAGGTTACGACAGAAATCTCAAGCAGGTCGGCTGACTTGATCCGTCGAACAGTTCCCTTGGGTGTGGATTGGTAGTCATGCTCCATGACGCGATAGCCGATTGAGAGGCCGTCGATAGCGCCAGCTTCGAGCAAGACGAGGGCTTCTTGGCCCTTTTGGATTTTGGTCAGCAGGCGGCCCTTGGCGCGCAGGCCCATCGAGTCGTCCTCGAGGCCTTCCCAGACACCGATGATCTGCGACGGGTTGTGCTGCCAGAGCATTTTTGGCATCGGCGCGCCACGCTTGAGTGCGCTTTTGAACGCGCCAGCCTCAACAACGTCGCCGCCGTAATCCACGTTGCCGTAGATCGAGGCGTAGCCAGTGAAGTTGCCCGCTGCGCCGAGTTCTTTACCTTCGAGCGCAAAGGGGACGTGCTTTGTTGCGTATTCGCTGTCCATTTTTCCATCCGAGTTGTCTGCAATTTTGTTGGCCCAGCTGCGCCCAGCGTCACCGCCCCAGAGTGCCCATGCAATGCGGCCCGCCGAGGGGTAGCCTTTTTCGCCAACAGACCAACCTTGACCCTGCTTGTCAACCTCGTGGCGAGCAAAGTAGCTTACCATGCGCAGGATTGTTGAGTGAGACAACGGGGTTTTGTTTGATATGTCGCGAGCGCGAGCAACTCCGATTGAGGTGCCACCACGATTGAACTCGCGCCGCCATGCGAGGCCGCGTTTAGCCTCGGCAACCATTTCATCGGTAGGAGTATGGCTTTCACCGACATTTTTGTTATCTTCGTCCTCGTAAGAGGAGACGCAGTAGGCATAGCGCTGGTCGTTTTGCGGGAAGTCCATAAGAGCTTCTTCGTCGCCCATGCAGCGGTCGAGGAAATCTTCACGCATTTCATCAGAGCTTGGCTTTGGCATATTCAGGCCCTCTCATAGGTTTGGATGCAGCGGCAGTTTATTACATTGCCCGCTGAACCATGCGGGTCTCCAGGAAACATCAGTTGCTCAAAGCCGCCGACGATGCGCGGGATGGAAAACGGAGCGTTTATGCCGACCTTTTTGCCATCCATAACTCGGTGGTTGAACTGCGAAATCTTGCCGAGTTGACCAAAATCGCGTGTCTTATCGTCGGGAGTGGCATTCCAAACCTTGACAAGAGGAATAACCGAACGGCGGGCAAGTTGCCATGAGGCAAACTGGGTGGCCGCGTGAACCTCAGTCCGCGTGATAAGAAGTGAGCGGATAGAGGAAATCTCGGGCATCTTTTCTAGCAGTTCTGAGTAGACCGCATCGGCAGACTGCCCAGCTGCCAGCCCACCTGCCATAAGTGCGCGGACTTGACGCTGCGTTGTGTCGAGGATTTGTTGCGCAGCACCTTGCCGATAGGCTGAGATAAAGGTTTCGATGATCTGGATAGGAGTTGCTTTTGACTGCGGGAAGCCCTCGGCAAACTCTGTCATGAAAATTTCGGTAGAGCCAGCAATGGCCGCAGTCCAGATTTTGCGCAGCTCAGTGTTGATTGAGGGCAAGGCAGAAATAGCTGGCATGTTAGACAATCGCGTTTGACGGAACTGAACGGCCATAGAGATAGCAGCAGCTTGCAAAACATCGGCCAGCGACTTGCTGTTAGCTTTTTCAAGCTGGTCGAGTAGTGCGAGTTGTTGCTCAATCAGGGCCATAGACAAACCCCTTTACGGCTGCGGCGTCGATTGCAGGCTGCGGCGCTGCGGCCATCTTGCGGACTTCGGACATCAGCATTGAGCCAAGCGGCTCTGGCAGCGGATCGTAGCCTTTAAGGCTGCGCGACTCGTTTAGAGTAAGGTCGAGAGAATTGTCGGCCATGCTCCAAAGTTTCATGCGCTTGTCTGCAATTGCCTCAATCTTGTCTTTGTTCGGGCGCAGCTCTACGTCGTTAAAGTAGGGGCCGAGCCAGGCCGACAGCTCCTCGGCAAGGAAAGCGATGAACGGGAGGACAGTATCCTCGTAAAAGCCAAGGCGGGCCTCGCGGTAGTTTGCGTAGGTGTTGTCGCCTGGGATGTTAAGCAAGAGTGGCGGAACGCCGAAAGCAAGCGAGATGTCGCGGGCCGCTGAGTCTTTTATACGGAGGATTTCCATATCGACAGGCGACAGGCCCATCTGCTTCCAGTCAAGGCCACCCTCGAGAAGCATTGGCCGCCCAGCATTCTCGGGGCCTGAGTAGCGCGACTCAAGTTCGGTCTTGAGGCGGGCAAATTCTTCATCGGATAAAGAGGTATCTTTACCGACAACCAGCGCGCCAGAAGGACGGGCCGAGTTTTGCAAAAGCGACTGTATCCAGCCCATTGCGCCGTTGTGCTGATCGACGGCAAATGCAGCCGCTTGGACAGGAGACTGCCCTTTGAGCGGGTCAAGGGGATCGAACAGGCTGGTGTGCAGGATGTCAGAGTCGCCCGTGATCTCGTTTGACGCGAAGCGGATTGTGCTTGAGCCTGAGCGGTAGTCGTAGGCCACGGGTAGGCCAGTTTTGCCAGAAATAATCGAAACGCGGTCTGGGCGAAGTGGCCACAGTTCCTTAATCGAGGTGCCAACCATGACACGCTCGTCAAAGCTGTTGCCCGAAAGCAGGAGATAGATTACGCGGGCTTTCCACCAGTCAGCGCCAGACTGCATTGTGTTTGGCTTTTTGAGCAGGTCAAGGATCGGGTGCGTGTCGAACTGCTGCTCGCCCTTCCACGCTTCCCACTCGATGGAGGAAACGGCGGTCGCAATCTTGTTTACAGCCTGATAGGCAACTACGTTTGCCTTATACGCCTCTTTTACGAAAGAGGGGAAGTCGCGAGCGGTCCATGTAGGCTGAGCGGGCGACTGGATGTGAACGGCGTAAGCACGGGAGGCTTTTTGCTCCGTCTTTGGCTGCGAAAACATGTTTGTGAAGATGCTCATAGCGCTCGTATCCTTGGACGGGCCTTGAGGCGGATCATTGGCTCAAGGGAATAACGCAGGCCGTCGATGTAGTGGTTGTCACAGTCAGATAGGACGGGTAGGATGTCACCTGACAGGCGGTCTACTTTGTAGGAGTAAGTGCGAAACTCACGGGCGGTTTCTGGGCAGTCAGTGTGGATGACGACTTTATCGAAAGACTTGATAAAGGCGATGCCGTCCTCGACCGAGCCTGCACCTTTCTTGGCCGCGATGCAACGAGGCATTCCGTGGTTTTTTAGGTAGGAGATGGACTCAGGGCGGGCCGAGTCGGCGCGAACAGTGTGAAGGCAAATCTGCGGGATGCGGTCGGCAAGGAACTGCACAGTTGCGTCAAGCTCGAGGCCCTTTTTACCTGCCTCGCGGCGGATGTAGAGAACGCGGTCCTTGATGTAGGACTGGATGGCGGCAGTTGGGTCTTGAGAGAAGCCAAAGTCGAGGCCAAGGTAGGGGCCGTCAAAACTTGAGTCAACTGTAAAGTCGTCAATCTCAAACAAGCCTTTGAATACCTGCGCGTCTGTGATGACGAGGTATTTGCCTTCCCAGATGTGGTCGTAGGTGTCGGGGCGTTTGGAGAGGTCTTGCAGCCGCTCGTCGTTAAGCACGCCTGGGAACCACGGGTTATCTTCCCAGTTCATTTCGGTAATTTTAGCCGAGTCAGGCGGATTTACGCGGAAGCGCTGGTTTGTTGCAGACGACTCGAGTTCAGGGTTCCAAGTTGCCCAAATCTCGGACTGCCAGCCTTTAGCCGTGTCTTGGTCGCGGACAGTTGGAATGAGCTTGCGCCACGCGGCCTCGCTTACGTTCTCAGCTTCGTCAACCCATGCCCGCAGAATGCGCGCCTTTGACTTGATGCCGTCGAGGTTGTGGCGGAGGCCTGTAAAGCCGTATTTGATGTTGCCGTCACGAGATCTGATGTATTTTTCGCCGATCTCGTAGTAGGCTTGAAGCCACGGCTCGGAGGCAATGGCTTGCTTAACCTCCTCCATCGAGCTTTCGTCGAGTGAGTTGAGGTGTTCGCGGGCGCAGAGCATCATGCCAGCAATCCCTGCGCGACCGAGGCGGTATCCGTCAACTGCGGTCATAAGGGCAAAGCTGCGAGTCTTGCCCGAGCCACGCCCTCCGTGCGAACCGCGATAGCGGGCCTCGCCCTGAAAGACGGGGATTAGTTTTGGAGGAAGCTGGATACGAGCCGCCATCATACGTCAGCTTCCTCCGACGTTGCCGCAGGCTCAGCCAGGGAGGTAGCGAACACAGGGGCAACTAGCTCGATCACGGTTGGGAGTCGGGCCGTGTCGAGATTACGATCAACAGTTCGATCAGTGAAGTCGGTTGCGATCTTCATAAGCTCGTTGTTGGAAAAGCGGTCCTCGTTGTCCTCCATGCGGTCACGCAGGATTACGAGGGCGTCACGGGAAATCCCCGCCATGTGGTCGATGACGGAGGCAAACTCGCGCTGGACCTCGCCGCGATAAAGCGCGACAAGTTGCTGGAAGGCGGGCGAGTTCTTCAGGATCGAGACGCGGGAGATGTCATAGTTTAGGATGAGCGCCGCTTCGCCTTCAGGCGTGCCAGCAGCAAGAAGTCGGGCAAGTGCGTGGTGGCGGTCGGTGAGGCGTTTGATGGCTGGGGGCTTGGAGCCAAGAGGTTCGGAGGACATAAGGGCAAAGTCAGCGGCGTTAAGGTCGCGGACATACTCAACCTCGAGCTTCGCTGGAAGCCGCCCAGGCCCCGCAAGTTTGTCGATGTTAAGATTGAGGTGCATATGGCTCACTCGTGGTTTCATTCCCTAGCGCCAGCTTGCCATATTTTCGCGGGCGAGTCAAGTGAAAAGTCCGAGCCACAAAAAGTATGGCTCCCCTTATTTTCGCAAATAAAAATCGCGTTTCTCGAGGCGGGGCCAAAAGAAAAGGCTTGGGGGTGTTTTAAGAGGGGAGGTG